TCTGGACGGCAACATGCATCCGACTCTGGTGTACGCAAGCTCCGACCGTGTATTTTCTGAGGCGCTGCAGGCTGATGCGAAACGGCTTGTGGCCCATTCCGGCAGCGGCGCCCCGAGCGCAGCCGTTACGGCACGTCAGGCGCTCCTTGCGGATCAGTACCGCGTGGCGGCAGAAGATGTCGCGCGGTCTGGAGACTGGGAAACGTGGATCGCTGAGCGCTTCAAACGTCACAGCATCGATTACCGCACAGAGGTGATGCCCGCGCTGCGCCAGCACACTGTCTTCGCCAATGCCCTGCAAGGCCTTGACCTGGCGCAACGCTTGGCCCGGATCGCCACGGCTTGGGATCTTCAGGATGCCCAGGGGTTGATGGA